GTGGAATACAAAAGAAATTTAGTCCTCAAGGAATGATGAAGAGTTTTATGCCTTTTTAAACGTATATAAATAAGTTATATATTATGAGGTTATATTATGAATGTAGAAGAAATACTTGAAATGTGGGAGAAGGACAGTGTTATAGACCAGTTCAAACTCGACGATACAACAATCAAAAATGCAGCATTACACTCAAAATACTTGAGTCTTATTACAGTTGCTAAACTCAAAAAGAAACAGATCCAGCAAGAGTATGATAACTTACTTAAAGATAAGTGGTTATATTACAATGGCAAATTATCACAAGCTCAGATAGATACATTCGGGTGGGAGTATGATCCATTTCATGGTCTTAATAAACCTCTTAAAGGTGACATGAATTATTACTACAATTCAGATAAAGATATTCAAGAGATGCAACTTAAATTAGAATATCAAACGGTTATGGTTGATACGCTTAAAGAGATATTAGATACTATTAGATGGAGACATCAAACGATTGCTAATATCATTAAATGGAGAAGTTTTGAAGCCGGCGTTTGATTTAACTCTTACTAAGATTGATGAGGCATACTATCGAGTAGAGTCTGACGATCGTGGTATTATGATGGAGCTCTCTGAATTCTTCACATTCTTTGTTCCTGGCTATAAATTTATGCCTGCATTTAAGAACAAGATGTGGGATGGAAAACTACGTTTATTAGATTTACGCACTAACAAGATCTATTCAGGTCTTGTCATGTATATTAAACAATTCTGTAAAGAACGTGATTATACATTAAACATACCTGACTTTAAATTACATGATGATAATATTGATTGGATTGATTGGTTACCCCTTGGCGATAACATTAAACCAAGAGAGTATCAGAAAGATGCTGTTAAACATGCATTGAAATATCATAACGCTTTATTAGTATCACCTACAGCTTCAGGTAAATCACTTATCATTTATCTTCTTATTAGATACTTTATGGAGTACAATAAAGATAAGAAGATTCTATTGATTGTACCTACAACATCACTTGTTAAACAAATGTATGGTGACTTCGCAGACTATTCAAAGAATGATGAAACATTCTCTCCTACTGAATGTCATCAAATTATGGCTGGTAAAGATAAGAATGAAGATGTGCAAATCTATATCTCTACATGGCAAAGCATATACAAGATGCCGAAGGATTATTTCCAACAATTTGGTATGGTTATAGGTGATGAAGCACATAACTTTAAAGCTAAATCTCTTACATCTATTCTATCTAAGTGTTCTAATGCTGAATATAGATTTGGATTGACCGGAACACTTGATGGTACACAAACACACAAATTAGTATTAGAAGGTCTCTTTGGTCCTGTATATAATGTTACAAGTACAAAGAAGTTGATTGATGACAATCACTTATCAGATTTAGATATAGATGTTGTTCTCTTGAAGCATCCTGATGAAATGTGTAAGGTAATATCCAAACTAAAGTATCAAGATGAAATCTCGCATATTGTATCATATGATCCGCGTAACAAGTTTATTAAGAATTTAGCGTTATCGCAAAAAGGTAATACATTAGTACTATTCCAATTTGTAGAGAAGCATGGAATACCATTACATAAGATGATACTAGATGGAGCTGCTAAAGGTAGACGTGTATTCTTTGTTGCTGGTCAAACGGATGCTGAAACAAGAGAAGAAGTAAGAGCAATAACAGAAACACAAGATGATGCAATTATCGTAGCAAGTTTAGGTACGTTCTCAACAGGAATTAACATTAAGAATCTCCATAATCTGATCTTTGCTTCTCCAAGTAAGTCTCAAATTAAAGTATTACAATCTGTTGGTCGTGTTCTTAGGAAATCTAAAGATGGTCAACCAGCTAAAGTATATGATATAGCTGATGATCTTCATTGGAAATCCCGAAAAAATTATACTCTTAATCATAGTGCTGAAAGAGTTAAGATATATGCTAAACAGAAGTTTAAGTTCAAAATCCATGAAATTAATCTATTATAAATAAATATATGAAAGAATTACCTAAAACATTAGAAGAGTTACCAATCAAGTTCTTTAAGTTAATGAATGGTGAATCAATTATATCTTATACACATGAATTAGATAATGAGTATTGTATCGGTTTAGAAGAACCAATGACTGTTAAACTCAATTCTGACTATGAGTATATCTTAACCCCTTGGGTACCATTCTCTGATGGTAGAGTACATGTATTAGAGAATATGAATATTGTTATAGACTCTCCAGTAGACTCTAATATGAAAGCTCAATACATGCGTATTGTACTTGATACACTTGAACAAGATGAGTTAGAAGATATGGAATCAACTGTACTTCATTAATATACTATCCACCTACCCTGTGGGACTTAATAATATTATACCACACTTTTAAGCATTTGTATATATCTCTAAAGGGGTGTATAAATTAATGTTTACTTTTCCTTTAAAATATGTTATAATATTAGTATAACTTTATAAAAGGAATTACTATGACAGAAAAGATTAAACCTAAAGACAAACCCCATTACGTAAACAATAGAGACTTCTCTTATGCTGTTGTAGATTACGTTACCGAATATAGAGAAGCACAAGAAAGAGGTGATGAGAAACTCCCTCAAGTAACAGACTATATTGCTACATGCTTTATGAAAATCTGTGAAGGATTATCTCATAAACCTAACTTTGTAAGATACACATATAGAGATGAAATGGTAATGGATGGAGTTGAAAACTGTCTTAAGGCTGTATACAATTATAATATTGAAGCAGCTACTAGAACAGGCAAACCTAATGCATTTTCTTACTTTACACAAATAGCTTACTTTGCATTTATTAGACGTATTATGAAAGAGAAGAAGCAAGCAGATGTTAAGTATAAGTTTATGGAACAAGCTGATATTAATGAGTTTATGGTTGGTATTGACCAAAATTCACCTGTAGATCAATCATTTATTGATACTCTTAGAGAGAAGATATCAAAGATTGCGATTAAAGATGAAGCAATTAAAGAGTTTGCTAAGGAAGAAAAGAGAAAGAAAAAAGGTTTGGAGTTGTTTTGTTAATAGCTATTTTAAATGATACCCATGCAGGGGTAAGGAATTCATCTGAGATATTCATGGAATACCAAGAGAGATTCTATACTGATGTATTCTTTCCATATTTGAAAGAACATGACATCACTAACATCTTTCACTTAGGTGATTACTATGATCATCGTAAGAATATTAACTTTAAAGCATTACATCATAATAGAAAGATATTTTTAGAACCATTAGTAGAGAATGGCATTCATATGGATATTATTCCAGGTAACCACGATACCTTTTATAAGAATACTAATGACTTGACATCTTTAAAAGAGTTGTTAGGATACTATACATCTAATGTAACTATTATTCAAAAACCTACTTGTATTAATGGGGTGCATCTAATCCCTTGGATTAACGATGAGAACTATGTAGAGTTTGTTGATTACATTAGAAAGAATGATGGGACTCTTATGGGACACTTAGAGCTTAAAGGTTTTGATGTTCTTAAAGGATTTGCATCACCTCATGGTATGGATGCTAGCTTATTTAAACATTATGATGCAGTGTATTCTGGTCATTACCATACAGCATCTGAACATAGCAATATTAAATATTTAGGTTCACAAATGGAGTTTACTTGGAATGATGTAGATGATCCAAAGTATTTTCATATATACAATACTGAGACTGGTGAGATGACAAAGGTTAGAAACCCTTTAACGTTATTTGAACGTATGTATTATGATGATTTTAATAATAATTATGATACTGAAACATTCGATTATTCCGGTAAGTTTGTTAAGATCATTGTAGAAAATAAGTCAAATCCCTTTACATTTGATAAAGTGGTTGATGCTATCATAGATAGTAAACCATTAGAGCTTAAGATTGTTGAGAACTTTCAAGAGTTCTTAGGTGAGAATGTATCAACATCATTAGAAGATGTAGAGAATACACAAGAGTTAATGGAAGACTATATTGACTCGGTTAATACAGATATAGATAAAGGTAAATTAAAAATACTTATGAATGGGTTATATAATGAAGCAGTTGATATGGAGATTCAATAATGGTTGTATTTAAGAGTATTACATGGACTAACTTTTTATCTACAGGTGCTAATCCAAATACAATTGATTTAAATAGTCATAAGTCTACATTAATTGTAGGACATAACGGTGCAGGTAAGTCTACTTTATTAGATGCATTATCATCTGTATTATTTGGTAAACCTCATAGAGCAGTTAAAAAAGGACAGCTGGTTAATTCAGTTATTGGTAAAGGTGCATTAGTAGAAGTTATATTTACTACTGGTGGTCAAGAGTTTAAAATCATTAGAGGTATTAAACCAAACAAGTTTGAGATATACCAGAATAATGAATTAATTGATCAAAGTGCATCATCTAGGGATTATCAAAAGTTCTTAGAACAGAATATCTTAAAGCTTAATCATAAGTCATTCCACCAAATTGTAGTACTTGGCTCATCATCATTCGTACCATTTATGCAATTAACATCTCAAAATAGACGAGATGTTATTGAGGATTTACTTGATATTAATATATTCTCTAAAATGAAGTCACTTCTTAAAGAACGTAGTGCATTAGTTAAATCTAATTTTAAGGATACTAAACTATTATTAGATGCAGAGAAGTCTAAGATTAAATACCAAGAGACTCATGTTAATAAATTAAAGCTATTAAATGAAGAAGCCGCTTCAAATAAAGAAGATGAGATAAATCGATTACGTAAAGAAGCTGATGTAATATATGATAAGATGTATTACTTGGGGGAGAATATTGAAGAGGATTCAATAGATAAGGTTAATAAAGCTATTGAAGAAGCTAATAATGAAAAGTCCACTTTGACTTTAAACATGGGCAAAATCAAAAATGAGATTTCCTTGCTGGTAAAGGCTTTTAAGCTCTTTGAAGAAAATTCTGTGTGTCCAACATGCTCTCAATCGCTCTCAAAAGAGCTTAAAATGAAGCAACAAGAGTCCACAAAGGCTGCTGCGACAACCTTAAATGAGTCTCGCTCCGTGTGTGAACAAAATTTGGAAAACATAGGTAACACCCTCACTAATTTGCATACGGACGCGACCACACTTCAAAATACTAAACAATCAATTAAATCATTATTAACAGAAGTTAATAGTATTGAACGTAATATAAAACAATTAAATAGTAGCTCTACTGAATTAACTGATATTACTGATGACCTATTAGAATTAAAACGTCTTAAAAATTCAGCTGATGAACTACGAGATCTATTTGATAAATATTCTGAAAAGATGATATATAATGACGTAGCTTCTGAAATGCTTAAAGATACTGGTATTCGTACAAAGGTAATTAAAGAATATCTACCTGCAATGAATATGTTAATCAATCAGTACTTACAAACACTTGACTTCTTTGTATCATTCAATCTTAACGAGAACTTTAAT